CTTTAAGCATCAACTCAGCAATTCTCACTCGCTTATCAAACTCATTAGACTCATTCCCTGTAGGAAGATTCTTTGTAGTAGAAGCAATCACTTTAGCCTGTACTTCTTGTGGCATCAATTGAGCCTCAGTCATCAACTTAGCTGCCTCTGCACGATTCTGCTCTGCTTGTGTCGTATTGACAGCAATCTGAGCCTGTGCCGCTTGGAGCGCCAATTGTTGCTGAACTTGTTGCATCTCTTGAGCCTGTGGGTCAGGTTGACTCATCTGATCCAAAGCACTCATCAACTCAAATCTGTTAGTCAAACTAGAGTTGTTCAAGATACCCTTCAATATTAACGGCAGGACAGGTGTATTCGGGCCAAGGGTCTGTAATAAACCAATGAACTGTTGTTGTTCGTACTCACGAGCAATGATTCCAAGCGTAGCAGTAGGAATAAACCTCATGTCCACACTAGGATATCTCTCAGGGTCAAACTGCATATAGCGGAATGCTGCCTTCTGGATAAACGGAATCAAGAAGTCTTCTTGGAAGTTAACCAAGGTACGCTTATATTTCTTGATAATCGTAGCAACTGCCATGCTCATGCCAGCGCCATCACGATTACCCTGAGAAACCATGCCTTGAGAGTCTAAAGTACCAGTAGCCTGAAGGAGCATACGCTCAAACTCTTTGGCAGTATTCAGGTTGTTCAGACTTGTCTCACCAAACTTGAATGGATAGAGAATCTCAGAAGGATTACCATTGACCATGAAGGCTTTGCCTGGCTTTACCTCAAACTTAGCACCTCTTGGTAAGCGAGAAGCATCCATACCCATCATAGGAGAGGTAGTCAATGCTAGAGAGTCCAAATGTGAACGCACTTGAGCATCAATGGCCTTCTGCATATTGTAGGATTTCTCTACAGTACCTCTACCCAACAGTCGATTAGGGACTGTATCGTCTTGATAGGAAATAACAGGGCGGTCTTTCATCATGTATGGGTTTTCTTCTGCCTTGAGAAGCATCCCATCATTGGCAATCACCACAATTGCCTCAACCATGTCTGTGTAATCTTCTGCTACTGAGTCATCAGGGAACAACACAGCAACTTCATCATCTTTGTTTGTTAGATATTCTCTAGGAACTAAGCCATAGTATGTCAAAAGTAATACTTTTTCATCACGATATTGGCTTAACTCTTGAGTAGGCTCTAAATCGGTATCTTCATAGGTTGTTGTGATATCAACCTTGCGATAGATGCCTTTTTCGATGCCTTCAACGATCTTGTGGATGCCAACATACTTCTCAATGGCAACACCCATACAGTCATCTACGCTTGTTCCATTAGGGTCGAACAAGAAGTTCTTTGGATTGACAGGAACAATCTTGACTGCAATACGATTCTTTTCTACAACACCGATAGCGGCTTGCATTGATTGACCAGGAATCGCCTGAGTAGCAGGTTCAAAGATTTTCTCTGTTTTGACAACAATCTCACCGATGCCAGTGCCGTAGATTTCTGCCATCAACTCAATTTGGTCGATAGCTTTACGGATTTTGTCTTGTTTAAAGTCTTCCATCAGTTGAGCTTTAAGAACTTCAACGTCTAATGGATTGCCATCTATGTCTTTCAGGTCATCTTCAATGTCAAAGTACTCACCTTGACCAAAGATTGCTTCCATAATCTCAGCATGGCGGGTCTCTACGGCTTGTTGGGTAGCGGGAGTAACAATTCTAGAACGCTCAGAGTCCCTAGTTTTGTCCTCTGCTGCCCACTCTCCACGGAAAATACGCTCGTATTCAAGGTAACTATCAAGGAAATTGGTGTTGCGATAGTCTCTCCAGCGATCACAGTGGTCAATAACGAATCGAGTTAACTCTTTGTCGTTCTCTGTTGGCTGGTAAAACTCGTTTTGTTCCATGATATTACCTTATAGTGTTAGCAATTGTATTGCCAAAGGGGTCTAAATAGATTGGGTTAGTTGGTGTAGAACGACCAAAATTAAGTTGTCCAAGAGGTATATCATAAGATTCTTCAGGGAACATTGCTCGTCTTTGTTCTGGTGTTAAAGTTCTTCTTGATGCGGCAGCTCTTGCTTCCGCTTCACTTGCCATTCTTCTGTATTGTTCAAAAGCACTCATATTTGGCAAATCTCTAAACATTGTTTCTGTACCACCAGATTGCCATCCCTCTAGGTTTTGTACAGCGTGTTGAAGTTCATGTGTAGTTGAATTTAAAGCGCCTTCTTCTGTTTTATTACGCATTTCAACTCTGTTTTTTCCACCATAAGTTCTTTGATATTGAGCAGTATTAGCAGATTCAGGCAACCAATCAGGCAATTTTGTAACAGTTAATCTAGTATTTGACAGTAACTCAGGATAAGCTGAGTAAAGTTCTGGATTTCTATACATTCCACCTAATTCACCCTCCAAACCACCTTTATATTGATTAGCTTTAGAAGCTATAGAAGCATCAAAATTTGTTCTAAATTCAGCAACTTTGTCTGTTATTTCTTGTTTCCAATTGCCATCAGGTGCTTTCCAATTGCCAGTTTCTGACCATATTTCTTGAGGAGAAAGACCATCTTTTTCCATTTGTTTGGCAAGTTGGTTTGACTTTGAATTCCATATCTTTGCTTTAGGGCCAATGAATATGTGGCTTTTTGAGCCTTCTGCCATAGCAACTAGAAGTTCAGCAGGTTTACCACCTTTTTCTAGAATTTTTGGCACAGCAATATTTGCATAACTTTCAGCAGCCTTACCCGCACCCATAGCAACTCTTTCAGCGGCTTTTGCAGATGGGCCAATAAAAGGAGCAACAGTCATTGCCGCATCAAGTACCTCTGGCCTCATGCGAGTTGTACCGCCAATACCGCCAGCACCAGTAAATAGACCACGACCAGATGGATCATAAGAAAGGTTTTTCAAAGTAGATGGCACACCCGTGCTGCGGATTAAAGATGCCAATCCCTGCAATTGTTGCGTTCTTTGAGGACTGCTCATGTAATCAAGTGGTACATTAACAATGTCTGAGAACAACCCAAATAACGGGCTTCGTGGCGTTGCTCTAATTTCATCTGCCATGTTTTACACCCCACTAATAATATCTATAGGTTGCCAATCATCACTGTTATCCTCTTCCATGTAGGATGTAACAGCGAGTTGGTCAATGTAACTAAGAGAGTCAGGTAGGTCGTCATGGACTCCTTGAGCAGGGAACAGGATTAACTGGTCAACAAACTCATCCCAATCTCCCTCAGAATTTAACACAATTCTGCCATGCTCAAACCTTCCTTGCAATGCCCAAATGATCCTATCAGCCTTTTTTCTGTTCCCATGAGTCAAATCCACAATATGGGCATAGGTGTTGTTCTTCCTCATAAGGTCACTCAAATAGGGCAAAACAGCGTTCTTTAACGCCCCCCTCTCTATTCCAACACTCAAAGGTCTGTAATCTCTTATCGCCAAGAGAATCTTTGCCGCAGTCTCCCGAATATCCCATCTACCATGCTCAATCTTCTCGACAAACCACTTGCCATCATCAGTAACCTTCACCACCGAGATAGCAGTCTCATCCAACCTTTTCTTGGAATTAGCCGCTTGTTTGGCAACTTCTTCAAATCCCGCTAAGTCCACAGCTACGAAGTAAGAACCATATTGAGGCTCTTCCCCATATTTGATCCACTCTTCCTTGAAGATATCGCTACCCGCATTCGTGAAGCTCGCCATGTACTCTTGTTTGAAAGCAAAGGTACTCAGGGTCTTCTTGGCAGATTCAATCTCTTTTTGGTCAATCAAAGGGTTATCAGCAGTGGTGAAGTGCCATGACTTCCAATCAGGATCATCTTCATTCTCACCTAATTTAAAGGTATCATAGAACCAGTTACGTCCCTTGGGTGTCCCAATGAACAAGGCTCTACCTCGCTTGTCAGACAAAGAAGCCCGAATAACTTGTTCCCAAGCCTCAGGTTTGATATCCGCTACCTCGTCCAGTACAGCATAGGTCAAAGACACACCACGAAGCGTATCAGGTCTGTCAGCACCACGAACATAGATTCTTGCTCCGTTTATCAGAGTGATATCCAAGTTGTTCACATGGCTACTCTGTATAACCTCTCTACCACGGTCTAACA